TCTATGTCGCGAGGCATGCTGTTTTCTCCAAATTCTTGAACTGTTTTATGGTGCAGCCAACGTTCTTAATCCAGAAGTTCACTCCAGATTTGACGCGCTTGAACCAACCCCATCTTGAGGCAATACCTCTTGCTCTGTGAGGAGTATATTTTGCCTTGAGTTTTCTGGCGTCTCTCCTCACCCGTCTTTCAATTGTTCTCCGGACCAGAACTCTCTTCCTCTGGACGATGAATCCCATCATGTCCATGCCGAACCGTTCGATGGGAAATATCTGCTCGCTCGGCTTGATAACCAGTTTGAGCGCATCTGCCAGTTTATGCATCATCTTCTGGAATTTTCTCATTTTCTCTTTGGATTCACAGAAAGCAATGATATCGTCATTGTATCTGTAATATTCATATCCCCTGTCCTTTGCCTCACGGTCAATTCCGTTCAGGAACTGGTTGGCAAGAATAGGAGAAATGAAATTTCCAATGGGAATTCCAATCGGAGTAGGACTTCCGTCAATGAGATTGAAGAGCAATTGAACTGTTCTTTTGTCTTTGATTTTGTGAACGATAATTTCCTTCAGTTTGTCGTGGTCAATGCTCAAGTAGAATTTCTTGAAATCCATCTTGTAGACATAAATCGGCTTGCCGACATACTTCTGGACTTTCCGATACATGCGACGCATTCCCTTGTGAAGAGAACGGCCAGGAATTCCCGCATAAGTGTCGTCAATCAAGGTATGGTTCAGCACTGCTCCAAGCGTAATGCCAATCGCGCACTGAACAACCAAATCCCCAAAGTCGGAAGAGTAAAATATCTCTCTGAGTTTGCCGCACTCTTCACGGACGATGTGTTTATACGGGTGCATTTTCCACGTCCCATTCATCAAGGCTTTATGCAATCTCTCAATGTTTTCCTTGAGATGTGCCTCAAACCTCTGGATGCGACGTGCATGTTTTTTCTTGCATTTCTTTTTGAGATGACGAAATGCGCACAAGAGTACGAATTTCGATATCATAAACGGAAAAATGTTTCGTATCCGTTTCATTGTTTTCGCTCCTTTTTAAGCGAAACGAACCAAGAACTTTCAGCTTCCACGGACATAAGACCCTTATCGAATGCCATGAATTTACTAATTCCTATGCTGGTTATTAAGCCACCTACTGTGCGGTGATGGACAATATATTGCGTAGTTTTCGCTGGTTTCGTCCAGCAAAAGAGTTTCTCAGAGAGCCGAGCCGAATAGTTGACGTTGGCGTTCCCGACAGCGTTGTTGACGTTGAGGTAGCCGAGTCCGTCGTTGGCCGTGTTATTCGCGTTCCCACCACGGATGCCGGCTCGGGTGCGGCTTGCCACAATATAAGCCACCTTAGACCGAACTGGTCTAAGATTAAAGACGAGGGACGGAACGTACTCAAACGCCGCATTCGCTTTCGCTATTGCCGTTCTCATTGTACGTTCTCGTCCTTCGTTTTCGTGTTGTCGTTCTATCGTTCTGCGTTAGGCGCTTTGTCGCTAATCGTTTCAACGACTTCGTTTACGGTCAACGACATGCGCCTTCGGCACCTGCCCACGACTTTTACGCAGAGAGCCGAGCCGAATAGTAGACGTTGGCGGACCCGACAGCGATGTTGACGACGAGGCAGCCGAGGCCGCCGTAGGCCGTGCCACGCGCGTTCCCACCACGGAAGCCGGCTCGGGGATTTGTGTTCGTCGACGTGTAGAAGTAGTCTTGCATCGCACCACCAGAGGATGCCACAGTCGTCGGAATGAACGTATCCATGTTCCAGGTGATGACATATCCATTCATCGGCGCGCTGTTTGCGTCCACCGGCCAGGAGTGTGTCACCCAGTCCATACTTCCCTTCGTTCCGTCGGCGGGAACAGTAGTCCCCGCCGCACTGGTCGTGAGCAGAAGAATGTCCTTGTAACGATTGATGCTCATGGTCTCGAAGTAGCCGAGCGACGTCGCATTGTACGGAATCGGGAGGAAGCCGGCGAGGTTCTGCCACAGGCTGCCCCACGGGTTCTCGATGAAATACTTTGTCGCCGTGCATCTGTTCGCTGCACCCGTTCCAGTGTTGACCGCGGTGATGCTGGCGTACTCCGTCTCACAAGTGGAGTCGGTGTAAGTCTTGTCGCCAACCGCCGGCATGTGGTCTGCGTATTTGGTGTAAATGAAATCCGAACCATTTTTCCAACCATACGCAGTGATGACATGAACACCGGAAGCGTCCGTAGTGAAAACGGCATGGTCAGGAGCCGTACCCCAGACAAGACTGTTGGCGGTGACAGTGCAACCACTCCACAGCGGCAGAATGTCAATGTCTTTGTCGTCAGCAAACGTGCTGCCACCGTAGAAGTTTGCCACCTTGTTCGTATATCCGCAAGGACGCGGATACAGCGTGCTCCAGGACGTTCCGGAAAGGTAGCAAAGACCGAGCGAAACGCTTTGCGTATTCGCAGTCAGCTTGTCGCAGATGAACAGGTGGTAAAGCCACTCGTAATGCGCTTCGTTGCAAATGGTCGCTCCATTGTTTTCTGCGCGAACGAGGAAACTGTCTTGAGTGGGAGTGCTCGCCGAACTGGGACCGAGTCTCAGGTTCACGGTCGGATACACCGGAGCAACATCCGTTCCACAAATGGAACGAAGTTTCTTGACGCCGTCCACTTCCTGTGTCGACGCCTGATAGTACCCCATATACTGAGGACGAACCGTAGCACCGTCCGGCGAAATCTTGAACGACTTATGATAAGCCGCAACATGCTCCACGTTCTCTCCGTCCGTATAGGAGAACGGATAACGGGACATGAGCACGCATTCACGCTGTTCCGTATCGTTCTGAGGAGTGAGCGTCAGCGAGAGGTAATAGCCAGGCATAAACTCTGTCATCACATCACCGTCCTCACCAGTAAGAACGGAAGCCGTGCCATCCAGTTTCTTCGTCAAATCCTCGGGATTGAGGTAATAGTTGACATGCTGCGTCGAACAATCATCCATGACGCAAACGCGACGTTCGTGACAGGACATCTTGGATTTGTTGAGTGCGGCGACCTTGCTGATGACATTGTTGTTGAGTTCGATAGGAACGTAGCCTTGCGTCGAAGTCCCGAGAGCACTGACTGCACGACCGTAGCCGTAGACGTAATTGGCAGGAAGGACATCACCGTCCTTCGTAATCCCAGCGTAAGTTCTGGGGTCAACAGTTACAGTCCCGCCAGCCGCGTCGATAATTACGACGTCTTTCTCGATGGTTACACCATCATCGGCTGCCACCGGAGTGGAATTGGTGTTGCCAGTCAGGTCAACGACTGCATCGGCAAACACCAGAGCGCCAGTTCCATCAATGGTAATCGGCGCGATGGTGCAAGCAACGATATACAGTTTGTCAGTGACAGTCAACGTGCCAGACAGAAGCGTGTTTTCCTTCCCATTGCCGACAAGATGTTTTTCTTCGGCATAGGTGGTCGCGCCGGCAATATCGATTTCCTCACCATCAAGCGGAGCACTGAAACTGATGTATTCGTTTTCAGTCGTCAGTCCATAATAGAGCGAACCGGAAGCAGTACCACCAGCCAACGTCACAATGTAGCCGGCTACGTGGTCTTCCACGCTGATAATGGCCAGTCCGTCGTGGAAACGGATGGTCAGATTGTTGACTGCATCAGGTTCCAGCTGCTGCGTGAGGATGACATTCGCTCCCGTAAGAACGTTGCCAGTGCTTGCCACAAACAGTTCCATGTGGCTTTCCAGACCCCAGTATCCTGCGGCCGGAGGAGTTGCATTGATGGTCAAGACCGAGGAAGTCGCATACGCTTTGTACGCGGTATCCGGAGCCAGCGTGACCGTATTGCCACTCACAACAACGATGGGAGTGATGGGGTTGAAGTTCAGGATGTCCTCGTCGAAGTCCAGGCGGTAGCCAGCCACGATGCCGCTTCCACCACCACTCGTAATGGAAACACCACCAGTGGTCGTGCCGTCACCAATGAACAGCGCGCCGAGCGTTCTGTCCCAAATCAGTTCACCTTCTTTGGGGATGATGGACATGCGTTGCTCAGTCGTGAGCGACTTGACATTCGTGTCCGTAGTGTCGATGCCGCCAGGAGTATGACTGTCACCAATGAACAACCTCTCCATGTCGGTATCCCAAATAAGGGAACCGGACGCAGGAATGAACGCCGTTCTCTGAGCAGTACTCATTGCCTTCGCAGAAGTGGAACCTCCGCCACCTCCACCAACAGCTACCCACTGGGAGCCATTGTAGACCTGAAGTTCCAGAGTCGATTTTTCAACTCTGAAAAGGCCTTGCATGACATTGCCATCTTGAACACCGTAGTTCAAAAAGAAGAAATCACCAGGCATTTTTGCCTCCTTTCATTTTTGTTTGTTTGTGATAATATAAACCGACTTCATCGAAAATCAATACCAGATACCGTTGATAATGATGTCTCCAAAGTGGCATTGCTGCACGAACGGAGTATTGCCATCGTAGCCAATCACCGCGAGCAGAATGCAATAGAACGTTCCTTCACCGGAAACCACCGGAGCGGCGGTGAGGTTGTTTGTCTTCGTATAGCTGGAGTTGCCGTTCTGGTTGATGATAATCCAGATTGCGTTCAGCGTATTCGCCGTGATTTGGAGCGTGGAAGAAGCACGAGAAATGATTGCGTGCTGCGGGTCGATGCCATTGTGAATTCTGCCTTCACCGATGGTAGCAGTCGTGCCGCTGACGGAAACTCGGAAGGAGCCGCCATACGAGTTCATAATTTCCATCTCGCCGTTCTCGTTGATGAAAACGTCAGCCCCGCCCTTCACAAGGCCGGGAGTAGAATTTGTAGCGAGTTTGATTTCTTCATCGCCAGTATAACTTCTCAAATTGGACATACTTACCTCCTCAATATTTGATTATAAAATTCACAGCCTGATTGATAGGTGTAACATGATTTGATTTTCCATATATTCTATCTTCTTCAGCAACATAATTTCCATCAGTATCTGTCTGGCCCAATGCGGCATTGAAAGTCCGTTTTCCGTAACTGAGGTTGTGTCCATCTCCGTTTTCCCAATAATTGTCTACAGTTGAATAGCGTATTGCTCCATCACTTGTAGAATTAGCTGCCCATGTAAAAGTGCCCTTAATATTCGGAAGGCCTTCTGCTTGTGTTGAACCCATTGGCGCTGTTGTTCCATCCGTAGCAGCTCCGCGGAGGAACTTGCCTCTAAAATCCGGAATGTTGAACGTAGTAGAACCATCGCCAGCACCATACATCGTACCAATGACGCTGAAAAGTTGGCTATAGGTTGTTCTGGAAACTGCTCGACCATCGCAAACAAAGAAACCGTTCGGTTCAACATTGGACGCATAAGCAATCAGGCTGCCAACCGGAACACTAGACGTGACATAAACTCCACGAGCAATGGGAGAACAAACTTTCCACAAGCCAGAAGTAGAATCATAAATCAATTCTACAGAACTGAACGGAGTGTCGATAATGAGTGAAGTATCCGCAGTGCCTGTCGGAGATTCAATTGCTCCAGCAATTGTGACGGCAGTTCCAAGTCCAATGGTTCGGCCAGTAGCAATCTTGAGTTTGTCTCCGTTCATCAGTCCAAGCGTCGGCAACGTTAATGTAATGGAGCCAGCAGTGCAGAAATACAAATTTCCCTTCTCCAAAGGATTGACATTAGTTGAAACAAACTGAACATTATAACCACCGCCAGAGCCACCGCCAATGCTTGCTTCTTTCCAGTACGTTCCGATATTGGCAAGGTCAGCAGGGTCTCTGGTTCCACTGGAAGGACCGGAAGCCTGGAGAGCCTCGTAAAATTTCTCTGTCGAGCCAACAGTTCTGCGTACAATACTTCCAGTCACGTAATCCGTTGCCGCACTCCAGAAAAGAATGCCTTGAACTTCGATTGCGTCCAGGACGGTCGTGATTCTGTACATCAGCTCGTTGAAGTCCGCCGAATCAACCACCGTTGCGAACGGCCAACCAGAAGCCGCCAGCAGTTTCGACAAACTGGTGTTTCTGTATGGCACGCCAACATTGGGACTGGCAGGAATGGTCGTGTTCGCATCGGCGCCGAAAATCAGGCCACCAAGCGAGACGGTTCTTTGAATGTCACTCATAGAATTCCTCCTATATTAACTTTGATTGCAACTTTCGAAAAGTCTGTTTTTCCAGCCGGGTCAATGTCTGGAATGAACACATCCGGCACTTCTCCTGTTCCATCCGCTTTCGGGAAAATGAAGATATTGTCCGTATCAATGAGAACGGTTGGAGGAACCGGAAGTGCATAATAGTCATCCACCCTGGTATCGTTCCAGGCAACTCGGACCAAATACATTGCATTCAGCGAACTCTCATCAACAGACGGCTCTCCATCAACATTGCTCGTAGACAGGAATCCAATTTGGTAATGCTGCAGGCCTGTTTTGACAAGAGTTACGAGATGGCCGTATATGTAAGACCCTGCGAGCCGTACATCGGGCAAAGAAGCGCCGCGAATATGGTTCTTAAAGATTTTTGCCAGGATAAGACGGTAGTACATATCGTCGAGCAATTGTTCTTCTTCAAACAACCGACCGTTCTTGACCCATACTTGCGCGACGTCCGTTGCAAACTTGTCATCTCCAAGACCATCAATGAACGGAGTGAAAAAATCAATCGGCTTGGAATTGGCCACAACTCTTGCCTGACCGATAAGATAACCGATTTTATCCAGTTGGACACCTTCTGCGTACCCGTCCTCGCCAGTTCCAAGCGTTCTTCCTTTGAGAACGTCCAGTCCTGTGTCGTAAGCGGTCTGAGTCTCAAAAGAAATGGCGTCAACGATTTGTTGAAGTACAGGAGAATTCCGGAACTGCTCCAGGTATCTGCTTTTTCCTCGTTTGGCGAGGTCTTGAGCAAGTTCCGCAAACGAAACGTCAAGATTGTCTTTGAAAATGCTCATTGATACTGCGTCTCACTGTATTGGATGTCGATGTGGCCCGCATCAGCGATAAATTTGGCGACCTGCCACCAGTCAATGTCGATATCTGCGTTCTGGAGGTTGTCCAAACTCGTGCCAATCTGCAAACTGATGACTTTGATGCCAGGAACTGCGTTGATTGGAGTGTACAGTCTGGAAATATCCACGTTCTCTGACGGCGGGAAGCCGAAATCGTCGAAAATGTTCTGTTGCCTCACCAGTCCAATTCCCTGGACACCGTATTTGGCAAACTGGACGATATTGTTCCTGATTTGGTCCTGGTAATTTCCAGGTTTCTGCGAACCTTCCATGTCCGTGACCGCCAGTCGCACAAAAATCGGAACTTCCTGAGGATAAATGAACTTGATTTTCGTGATTTGGTTGAAGGAATCCGTGAATTCAACCATCTGGCAAATGTCACCTTCAGCAACAAGCTCCGGATGGTCGTCCAGATTATAATATTCCTCTCCAAGTCCGGAAGTGAGGAAGATTTTCTTTGCAATTGCCTGCTTCAACGAGGTGTCGGTCTTGTCGTCGACCTGAGCGACAACTGCAATGCTCTTTGCAGGAATGCCACGACTGTCCGTTGCCATCGTTCTATTGGTGAAAACCTTGCAATAGTCAACACCTTCAAGACCTGCGATGGCGCAGTAAATGCTTTCCGCCAGACCTTGCGACGGCGTCTCTGTTGCCTTCTCACGACGGCGACGAAGTGCAATGTCCGACTCGTCTGCTTCTCCAGGAATGGCAGCGGCAGGATTGACAACCGAAGTGACACCAGTCAAGGTATCAATCAATCTCGTAATCTGACCGGCTTCGGCCTCATATGCACCATTGTTTTGACTGTCGCACTCCACCAGGCAGTAGAAGGTCGAACCATCGGAAATATCGATGGTTCTGGCCGCCACGTCGGAAGGGTTGTTATCGTCTCCAACCACCTTCCAGACAACCGTCTGTTCTTCGTCGCAAACTCTGGTTCCAATAGGAACAACAAAACCGCGTTCCCCGTAGAAACGAACCATGACCGTAGAGGACTGGCCGCGTTTCCGCGTGATACCATTGAGCTGGACAAGAGCGGAAAGCATCGGTCCAGTAGCCTTGAGCGGGTCGAACTGGTCGTATGCCGCATTGAGGAGTTCCCAAATAGTGGAAAGCTGGTCACAAACAAGATTGATGAACTGGATGAACGGGTCGTTCTCCTCAAAATCAATCTGCAACTTCTCGCCAGTTTTCGGGTCTTCAACCAGAAGCATTTTTTGCTTCACATCGTCAAGAATGGCTCTAAGCCTTTTGAGCTTAAATCCAGCCTCGGAAAGTCCGTATTGTTCTTCAGCCATTATGCACCTATCTGTATATTCGTGATTTCGTATTCAGAGCTGGAATTCTGTTGGCCATTGGTTTCAACAAGAATGGAACAGGAGAAATAATAATTTCTCCCTATCTTCGTTATGGAAGGATTTTTAACCTGGAGAACACCAGGAACATCCAGCAGTTTCTTCCTCAAAAGATTGCAAATCAATTGGTCCGAATTCTTGGAACCGAGAATTTTGATTTGGTCCTGATTTTTCGTATAGTACGGAATTCCACCAAGGCGGTTCAGGAAGTATTCCGAGAACTGGTGCTGAAGTGCAACTCTGACTCGTTGACAAACTTCCTCTCCACCAGATATTCGTTCAAAATGACCAGAGGAGTTTATCACCAAATCGTTCGTGAAATAGTCAAGTTTCAGTGTGTAAGCCATTTTCTTCTCCTCTTCTCTTTTATAATATAATACCTGAAACTCAAAAATCAATTAAGAAGACGAGGGTTTATCGTCAACTCCATTTCTTTCAATTCTCGTGTCGTTGTAAGAGGCAATAACACCAACCGTCTGCTGCGGGTCCGAGCCAACCATGTACGTCTTCGCAAACAGCTCGCCATCCAGGAGGACGTCGCCAGTGATGATGATGTTCGGGCAAGTGATATTCAGGACATCTGTGAAAATGATATTTCCGGTCGAACCAGTAACATCAACCTCTTCTGCGGTGCACGTCACTGTGTTTCCAACTACGTTCACAGTATCACCAGTCACATTCACATTCTTCTCACTGAACAAATTGATGTTTCCGTCCTTGTCAATGATTATGGAAGCAATGGTCTTGCCGGAACCATCTTCAAGTTTCGTGACGAAATTATCTTTGTAGAGTGTCAGCTCAACTCTATTATTCCTGAGCGTAATATTGTCATCTGTCAGTGAAAATCTTACACTCCGGTCTCTGTTCCGGATTTCCATTCCATCAACCTGGAAATCCTCGATAGAGGAAACAAGCGGTGAAATACCAACCAGAGCGAACGCATCATTGTATTGATGAGAACGAGGTATGCCCGTCTCTGCAGGATTTTGAACTGAACCATACTCAAGCCAGTTATCATAGCTCCGTTCGGAAAAGAACAGAAGACATTGGTCTCCAGGTTCAACAGGATATGTGAACGAAAATCCTTTCGTCTGTGACTGGAGGAAAACAACCGGAACGTCCATAATTTGCGGCGGTTCAATCCAGGAAGTTTCGCCGTTCTCGTCAATCGAGGTGTTACGGATACAGCTCTTGACCGTGGCAATCTGCTTGTCTTTGTCAAAAGCAATAATCTCGCCAGGAATGCAAGTATGGATTTCCAGGAACATTCGTCTAACAAGCTGCATCAGAGCTTGAATAGAACCGCCTTTCAACATTGTTGTATCCATAAAATCACCCTATGATGTACGATTTGATTTTGCCCCACAAGCCGTCATTGATGGTTTTGGAATCAATGGTCATTTTCCAATCATTGTCCTTCGTCGAACCTTCCAATGTGAGATTGTGAATTTCATACTGGCCATTGTATTGAGGATAGACCGTAGATTCCAAATCAATAATGTCCATGCATTTGCACTTCGGATTGAGGATTGCTTCAATCTTCATGGCAACTTGCTGCATATACTTCTCCCCAATTTCTGGAGTAGCCTTGAGCAAGTTGCGTTCCTTGACAGAAACTTTGTAGACCGCCTGAGAAGCCTTCTTCTTTTTCTGGTCCATGTATGCCTGGAAAACACCGTCCTGAATTGACCACGTGAATCTGTAGCTGTCAGCCAGTGCGTCCAGATTGGAAGCAGTACGTCCATAGACGCTGTAGCCACGTTTCCCAATCGTGCCCGTCAAGTTAATCTTCGTCGGGTCTACTTGCACGCCATTCGGCTCGAAGCTGCGAGCCAGGGCAGTCACGACATCAGCTACTGGCGTTCCTGCCTTAAATTGCGTCTCCAGGTGTGATTTCTGGATAGCCGCATATCCGTCAAGAAATGTGAGTGTGAAAGTGTCGGAAGAACCTTGCCTTTCCGGCAGCAATTTTATGAGGTCTCCAGAAGACAGGAGTGTCATACCTTCATCCTCATATCCGGCAAATAACTCGACCGTGATTTTCTGCTTGTTCGTCAGCGCCAGGAGATACGACTTTGTATCCGGACTTGCATTTGTCAAAACGACCGTAGATTCATTGGGAGAACCGACAGACGTTTTTTCAATTGCAAACTTGATGTCAAGCGTATGTCTGGTTCCATCTGACCA